CGGCAATATTCCGCTCAATATGACCAATTTGTACGGAGGAAGCACCGATTTGAGCGGGTCTATGAAGTTCTTTTTGACCGATATTTCTGGTGCGATTCCGCTTTTGGATGGTTGGCCGCTAAATGCAACGCTGGAGGCGACGTACACTTTCTTACAAGATGATGTTCGTCTGATGTTCACGAACAGAACCCTGCGATATAATGTCCGACAAGTTCAGTGGTTCACGTTTTACGGTATAACGACGAGAAATACGTATAGGTTGGACGTTCATAATGTGGCGTCAAGGCTGGTGTTTTTCGCACGGCGAAGTGATTCTATCACGTACCGCAACCAGAATACGAACTTGACGAACTGGATGTATACGTTGGGTGCTAAACGACCATTCGTCACTCCGACACCTTATTGGGCCTATCCTAACTTCACATGTACAAACGCAAATTCACTTGGTATCATACCTTATTACAATCCGACCCCTTATCCTGGTGCCGTTAATGCTCCACTTGGTCGTTCAGGAATCAATTTAGCTGGCATACAAAGAGATATTCTCTTGAACACCTTTTTTACGGTTAACGGCAATCCATTGTTTAATAGCGAAGACAACGAATATTTCACTAAATACGTTCCATACCGTTATATGAACGGCAATGCAGCATCTGTTGATGTAATTGGGGAAGCTTCACAATACGAAATGTGGCCAATCAGCGCGTATAGTTTCTCATTGAACGGATCATCGGTAGAACAACCAACGGGTACGCTCAATATGAGTCGTATTGACCGTTTTGAAATGGATGTTGACGTATGGCCCATACCTTACCTAGCAAACTATACATACAACTTATACACGTTCGTTGAAACACTCAACTTCTTTGAGGTGAGTTCTGGTTTGGGTGGTCTCAAATTCGCCCGCTAATCGCAAAATTGAGTTCGCAAACTCATCCAACACTTTTGTTAGGAGTCATGGATTACGAATATTTAATGAATGTAGCATCTATATTATACATAGTATGCTACATCCCTGAACTGTATGCGAATTATAAGAATAAGAATGCGAATATTTGGAATATTCCAGAAAAAGTGGTAGTTTTGGTTGGAACTTCATTCGCATTCGCCTATTCTGTATTAAATAACAATGAGGCATTGTTGATTAATTACGGACCGATTTTGTGTTTAGATTTTATTGCGTTGGCAATGCGCGTATATTATGCGTGGTTGAATCATCGTAACAAAACTCAACATGTACAGTTAGTTTAGTATTTGTTAACCCACCAGTCGTCCCAGAAGTATGGTGGTTGAGTTCCATTAGTATCAACGGCTGGAGAAACAATGCTGTTCATATTGGCGCGTTCGCGGTAGAGAGCATCAATGTGGGCGTAGTTGAGCGCATATGAGAAGTATTTGAGACGGCTTACCATACCCTTCATTGGTCCGACAACAGTGTAATCGGAGAAGAGTTTCTTATCGTAACCAGTCTTATCTGGGAAGTATAAGTTCTTCATTACGTAGAGTGGACCGGTGTTGAGACGTGGTACTGTTGCGAGTTTCATACGAACAGCGATGTTGCCGTTAACGTATACATCAAGATTGACACCCTTGAGAAGAATGACGAGATGGAACCATCGGCCGACTGGTACATTTGGTACACTGACGTAGTTATCCCATGCATCAATTGTATTCATGTAGATGCGAAGAGTGTTTTTGTCACTTTCTACAAATACGGCGGGTGCTAAGTTAGGGAAACCGCTGTCACTACCCTTGTGGAAGATATGTTTGAGTTTTGTTTGTGAGAATCCGTGTGCTTCGCCGGGTGCTGAACCCATATTACCACATTGATCCGCTTCGGCGGCACTAGGAGTCTTATCAAAAGTATCGGGATGGATGAAGACGAACATAGAGTAAGAGAAGGCGGAACCGACTTGTTCATCGCGACTGTTATATAAGATTGGTAATCCAGTGTTAGGACCCTGTGGAATGCTTACAGATGTAGTAGTTGTATTGTCAAAAAGGACGACGGCTTGTCGGTCCAATTTACTCAAAAAAGCGTTAATCTGTTCAACCATTACCATGATAACCTGAAGTGCTATCATTGTCAAAACGACAATGAGAAGCTGTGGTGCTAAACCTTCGCCTGCTAAAAAGCTGGTGACTGAATCCATTTTCCTCTATTTATAATCGGTTTTATAAATGGAGAACGAATATACATTGTATATTGTGTATGCCTATGCCTAGCACTTTACAAATAACTAGCCCAGTTTCCAGTACCGTTGTAATTGAGGTTGATACCGAGTTTGCTGAAGAGAGCACGAATTACACTTGTGGTACCTTGTGGACCGGATTGGTAGAGACCGTAGATTCGGTCCGGGGTGAGTGCGGAACCAGAGAAGAATACACCGTTGAGGAAACCGTTGAAACCGCCGGCAATAGAGGTGTTGACGTATTGTTTGCCGGAACCAGGAGGTGTACCGACAACGTTGCCCGGAAGAACGCAAGAGCGGTTCAATTTACCGTCGTAATAGACGTCAAGAACACGGCCACTAACTACGCATGTGATGTTCAACCAGCGTTGCATATCAATATCGTTGATATCGCAGACTGGGACACCGCCGGTTGTAGAGAGAGTGGTTTGAGCAGTTGCCTTATCAGTAGCATTTGTGAGTAAGTTTTGGATCCATGTGAGTTCATTGGCATCAACACCGCGTGTATGGAAGCGTACACCTAACATGTTAGTAGTAGGATAAAGGAAGGCAACCATAATGTAGGCAGCGTTACTTGTTCCACTGCTTGCTCCACTGATTGTATCGTCGGAGATAGTAATAATTGGTTTGATGACACCCATTCTGGCGTTATCCCAAGTACTAATGTACATCCACCAACTGATACTGAAATCGGCACCTTCAGTGATACGGATGAGAGGGTTAGGAACGAAGTTAGGATCGGTGTTGCTGTCATCGTAGTTGAGACAGAAACGTGTCTTGTTGGCAAGATTTGAGCCGGTAGGAACTAAAGAGGAGGAGGCGTTGCCTGGAACTCCGTAGACTCCGTTGGTCATATCAACCTGAATTACATATCTTTCGGTATCAGAACCGGCTGTCAAATAGGTGTATACCAAATTCAATACAAGTAAGAGTGCAAGTATGTAAATGATATTTTGTACGAGCTGTGAATTCTGAGCATAAAACTGCTTAGCGGCGTTCATAGTTCTTCTAAACTAGAGTGTTAAAAACTTTATCTTAAGCGTATTCGTAATCAACGTATTCTAAACCACCTATCTGGGGACCACTGGCGCCGCCGATGCCTTTTCGCATACCTTTGCCGTTATTCGGGCAAAATCCGGCTTGACACATCAATTTATATAGTTCGTGCCAAATGCTTTTGAAAGTGGGTGCTTTATCCGGGATATTTGGCTTACCTCGTAAGTCGGTAACGTGTTTATAATTTTCTATAATTTCACGTTGTGTTAAGCGACGTGGCCACGCTTGTATCATACCGGCTTGTCCCCAAAAATCCGGAGAAGTTTCAAGGAGTACGCCTGTAGGGTTTGTCCATGTAAGATTCTCCAATATAAGTGATGTTGTATGAATGCCGTTCAAATAGATATCAATGGAACGACCTTCAACGGCGATTGTGATCTGATTCCATCGGGAATTCATAACGTTGTCTATTTTGACCGATGGTGGTGTATTGAGTTGTCCATTCATCATTATTGGAACGAGTGGAGTAAGACGTAGTAGTGCATTTTGATGGACGGGATTCAATACGAGTTCACCGAAACCGATGAGTTTGACAAGTGGTTTGAATCGGAATTCTCCTTCGGGTCCGGCGAAAGGAATTCGTTCCATATTGAGTTTGTCCATGTATACAAAGAAACTCAAAGTGAAGTTGCTTTTTAGAGACTGGGAGAGTTGTGCCTGTGTTAGAACCGCAGTTAGCGATGAACCACCTACAGCGCCATCACTTTCTGATGGAGTGCCGTTGAGAACGAATGGACCGAGTACTGTTGTTTCATCCGATTTAGGCATAAAATATACAATGTATACTACTCCGATTAATACAACCACGGAGATTGCTATAAGAAATATCAATCGCTGATTCATTCTTCTTATACTGTGAGTATGTTTTAACGGTTAAGCGTATTAAGCAGTATTTGTCAACCATTTATCTGGTGTCATACCACCGCTTTTATCGTCTTTACTTGTTGGAGGCATCAGGGTAGTATCGGTTTTTGAACCGCATTGTCCCTTGAAATTAGGAGCGGTAAAGGCTGGAACTGGCATAGGACAGAATTCAAGTAATGCTTTGCTGGGAAGTGCGAAAGGCCAGACGATGAGATTCTGTATTGCCGCTTCGGCTGCTCCCTGTCCGCAGAGTCCGTATAGGACATTTTCAACCGGTTTTGGTTCGCCGGCCAGCACCTTAGTGAGTTCTAACTTACAATTAAGGTCTACTTCAAGCACTGCATTGCTGACGGTTACTGTAAGACGGAGCGGTTTATCTAATGGAACATCGGCGATACGAGCCGATTCGCGATAAACTTCGCCGGTCTTAGATTTTGTGTCTACAAAGATAATGATGTCGTTTGTATTTGGGTCTAAAAACACACCGGGATTGAGGCGTTTTGGAAGACCGAAATCTGGAAATGGTTGTGATGGTCCAGCCAAGGCAACTGGACTACTGTCGTTATATAAATCGCTACTTCCGCGATGAAATATATGACGGTAAGGACCGGCTACATTAGAGATATTACGACTATTTGTTAGTAATAAATCAAAATGATATGTATATTTATTATTCATATCGGCTGGGAGTAAATCATCGGTTATACGTAAATTGTTACCGACACCGGTTGAGCCAGACTTCCAAAAGACGTGTGCATCGTCCATCGCCTTGCTTTTTGTTGAACGAATATCAACGGCGCCGAGACTAGGAAGTTTATAGCCGTTCAACATCAAATAGATTACAATTGCAGCTAATATAAGAAGTCCGTAGAGAACAAGATTACTTGTACCGGCACTGGCAACACTTTGCGTCACTTTGGTTGCTCTGCTGGCGGTATTAGACGCAAAGTTTGAAATCATACCGGGCACATCTTCAAACAGAGAAGCCATTCCTAATTAGATACTAGACTAGAGTTTGAGGGAAGAATAGAAATCTCGTATTTCTTTATTACGAATGTAGGTCTTGAGGGTTAAGCTGGTTTTACGAATAAATTGGTTTTCAGGCACACGAAGCTTACTTTTATTGTATGTATTACCTTCATGAGCGATTACTAACATCACTTTGAGCGGATCAAGTTGAGCGAGTGGAACTGAGTATTTGCGAGTGAATTCCACCTCTTCTGCGTAGGCACGTGATTCATCGCAACGATTCGCAACAGCATATGCCTTTGTGAAAGCCATTGTGCCGAAGGTGCCGTGATTTTGTCCATATGGACCGGTTTCCCAAATACTGCCGTCATCAGGAAAGAAGACCTGATTGCGAGTAGAACCGACGATTTGGGTTTTACGTGCCGCAAGAATCATAACTGCATGTGCGACTCGTTCAGGCGGATAGTAATCGTCATCGTCCATACAAACGAGAACTTCACCACGGGCGGCATCGTGTAGCCGATTACGCTTAGCACCGATAGTGAGTTTTTTATCCGATTTGATATACTGGATGTTCATTGCAGCCATCTCCTCTTTCAGCAAATCTTCAATTAAATCGGTTCCATCATCAAATACGACCCATTCCATACGTTCTTTGGGATAAGTCTGATCTTTAATACTCTTGATTAAGTAAGGAATGAATTGTCGGCGATTATAGGTAGGAGTAAGAATGCTAACAAACGGCTTAGTCGCCGATTTAGGAAGTTTGCCTGGCCATACGTTAGTGACGGTGGTCATTTTAATTGATTATAACCCTCAATCATTTAGGCCCAACCTAACATCACAGTGTATAGGGCCTAAACACGACTAACAGAAACTCCACTTAGAACTAATGTCTCTAGTGTCACGCCGAAAATTATGGTCCTT